AGAGGCTTCCGGAGAAGACTCTAGGGCTGTTACCGACTTGAAGACGAAGATGGAATATCTTCAACTGTCAATCAGTTCCACCGAAGAAGCCTTGAAGGCTCAAGGCGGTACTCTTGGAGCGGTAGGGGCGCAAATGGAAGCCATTGGAAATAAAATCCAATCCGTAGGCGGAAAGATTTCTTCCGTAGGAGATACTCTGACAACGAAATTGACCGCTCCTTTGGCTGCAATCGGTACTATATCAGTCAAATCCTTTAGTGATTGGGAGAGTGCATTTACCGGAGTTATGAAGACGGTAGATGAGACCGCGGATGGATATGCAGAATTATCCGATTGGATTAAGGAAGCATCCACCAGAATGGCATCTTCAAAGGAAGAAATTGCCGGGGTTATGGAAGTATCCGGTCAGTTGGGAGTTACGGGTGTTAGAAACCTTGAATCCTTCACGGAAACAATGGTAATGCTCGGAGACACCACAAACCTTACGGCAGAGGAAGCCGCAACCAACATCGCAAGATTGATGAATATTACCGGGGATGCAACCGACACAGTAGATCGTGTTGGTTCTGCCATCGTTGCCTTGGGAAATAACTTCCCGACAACAGAGGCGGAAATCGTAGAAATGTCAACAAGGTTGGCGGCCGCAGGCACAATCGCAGGATTAACCACTACGGACATCCTTGGACTTGCTACGGCTATGAGTTCTGTCAATATCAATGCAGAAGCGGGCGGAACGGCTATGACACAAACCTTAACAGGTATTTCAAAAGCCGTATCCGAAGGCGGAGATAAGCTCGAACAGTTGGCGAGTGTTTCCGGTATGTCTGCACAAGAGTTCGCAAGCACATGGAACAACGAGCCAATCAAAGCCCTTCAAGCATTCATTGGCGGATTGTCGCAGATGAATGATGCGGAGCTTGATACATACACCGTTTTGGATGAATTGGATATGTCCGGTATCCGTCAGAGTAATATGTTGCAATCGTTGGCATTAGCATCTGATACATTAACGAGTTCAATCAATACCGCTAATACCGCCTACCAAGAGAACACGGCATTAACGGATGAAGCCGCAAAGAGATACGAGAACCTCAACTCTAAAATGATTCAAGTCAAGCAGAGCCTTGGAAATGTTGCTATCGATATAGGAGAGCGATTAGCTCCGTACATCGAACAACTACTTGCAAAAGTTGAGGAGTGGATTGATAAGTGGGATGCCCTTGATTCCGGTTCTCAAGATTTGATTGTAAAAATCGGTCTTATTGTTGCAGCCATCGGCCCTGTTCTTTCTATCGTTGGTCGAGTGACTTCGAGCATCGGAACGATTATGACCGTGGGCGGTTCATTGTTGACTCATTTGGGAATGTTTGTAGGCTTTATTACAAGCACAATCGTTCCGCTTATCACAGGAACAATTATTCCGATGATTGGAACACTTGCAACGTTTATCACGGGAACACTACTTCCGGCATTGGGTGCAATCATTATTCCTTTACTTCCATTCATAGCGATTGCCGCGGCGGTTGTTGCGGCAGGAGTTCTGATCTATAAGAATTGGGATTTAATTAAGCAGAAAGCCGGAGAATTAAAGGATTGGCTTGCGGAGAAATTTACCGCCATAGGCGAAGGAATCACGCAGAAATGGACGGAAATTACCGAGGGCTTAACAATGGCTATGGAGACCATAAAAACAACCGTCACGGGTGCTTTAGACGGTCTGAAAGCCAAAATTGAAGAGAATGGCGGTGGAATCCAAGGTATCTTCGTCACTCAAATGGAATTATATAATCAGATTTGGTCTGATGCCTTTAATATGATCAATGAAGCCACAGGCGGAAAGTTGGGCGAAGTTGTAAACACTATATCCGGTAAGTTGGATGAAATCGGAAACTTCTTTACCGAATTGAAAGATTCTGCTCTTGCTTGGGGTCAAGATTTGATTCAGAACTTTATCAACGGTGTTTTGGCGAAATGGGAAGAATTGAAGACAACCGTTTCCAATGTTGCTCAATCCGTTAAGGACTTCCTTGGATTCTCCGAACCGAAGAAAGGCCCATTGTCTAATTTCCATACATACGGCCCAGATATGATGAAACTCTATGCGGAAGGAATTGAAAATTCCAAGTATTTAGTACAAAATGCGGTGGCAGATGTGGCAAGAGATGTTTCAATGCTTGGTAATCCGGGCTTGGATAGTGATTCCATCTATTCTGCGGTTCGCCAAGGATCAGAGGATGCAAACATTAGCCTTTCCATTGGGGATAGAGAGTTCCAGAGATACTTAAGAAATATAGGAGTAGTTTTCAATGCCTAGTGTATTTTATGAAAATTCAAGTGGTGTCCGCTACAACCTTTTGGAGTTTAGCGGATGCAAATTAAAGGAAGCAGACTTCCATCAGTATTCGTGGGGAACTACGGTGGCACAGAAACAGTTTGGCGAAGTCGTTGATAAGTTCACGAAAGAGGCGAAGACCTTTTCCGCCAAGATATGCTTCCGTGGTTCTCGCGATTCAAGGAAGACTCAAATTGATAACTTCCATTTTTCTACGGAGTACGATATAACCCATCAGAAGTTAGGAAGAATCTATTGGGGATCATGCTATATCGAAGTATATGTTATCGAGTCCGACACTTATCCGGGAGATAATGCACTTGAGACTTACAACGATGTAACGTTTTATGCTCCATATCCGTTTTGGATAGAAGAGCAGAAGGTGGAGATAACACCTTCGCAACAGAACGCACAGGAAGGAAACAAAGGATATGACGATAGTTATCCTTATCCATATTCCTATGCTTATGCTCCGAATGTAGTCGGTGTTGATATAGACCACTATGCAGATTCAAAGTTTAAGTTGATTGCATACGGTGCTTTCGATTTATTCAACTGTAATATCGCAGGAAATGTCTACGATGTGAATTATCCGGTAAGAACAAATCAGTTCTTGACGATTGATTCCAGACAGAATACGAGAGCGGACCGAAAGTGCTTTGTCACAAGTGAGACGGGCATTATCACAAACGTATTTGATTATCGTAATCCCGATCATCAGTTATTCGCACCGATTCCGAGCGGTCATATCCTTATCAACTATGTAAGAACCTATGGTATCGAGCTTACCATTTACAAAGAACGGAGTGAGCCACGATGATTATTTTGTTAGATGAAAACCTACATGAAATCGCAGAGGTGGATATAAACGTTGATTGTGAAGTTGGAACGGATGCCTCTAACGACTTTGAAATGTCAAATGAGACCATCGAGGAGTTGGATGCGAGAGGGTTTTATCTTCCGAATACCGAAATAGGCGGAATGTTTGAATACACCAAAATGACTACCGAGAGTAATATCAAGGTGTTCAAAGGCCATTCATGGAGAGGACTTCTTGAAAAGTGCTTAATCCTTCCGCCTGCCGGGGAAGATTATTACACGGTAACCAACAAAGACATCCACGATGTAATGAGAAGCCTTTTATCAAATGCTTTGGGTGGGTTCTTTGAAGTTCCTGCGGATGCACCCGTTGTAACGGTATCATCCTTTCAGTTCCCATTGTATTGTACCTTGGGATATGGGCTTGAGTTGTTGTGTGAATCCATCGGTTATAGGCTTTGCATTTATGCCGTAAAAGAGACACAAGGGCAACCTATAAAGGTTTATTGCAAGGCGGTATCCGCATCCACGGTAGAGGGAATATTCAATGAAGATTCATTGATTCCTTTGGTATACGAAGAAGACAACATGGGAATCAACCATCTTCTTTGTGCAGGACAAGGCGAACTCCAAGAAAGAATGAAGGTTGATTTGTACTTGGATGAGAACGGAGAAGTTTCAGAGACTCAATACTTTACCGGATTTGATGAAAGAACCGCATTTTATGATTATTCATCCGCAGAAAGTCGGGATGATCTGGTTGATAGCGGAACAAAACGACTTTTGGAGTTGGCAAATTCCAAGAAAGTCGAAATCGAATCCTTAAATGATTTGGAATTAGAGGTTGGGGATATTGTAAAGGCGGTGTTCCCAGACGGAACAACGGTTCAAAACCCGATTGTAAGAAAGATTTACTCTTTGAATAGTGGAACACTAACCACACAAGTCAAAGTGAAAGGAGAAGCTTAAAATGAGTGTTGTTTTAGTAAATGGAGATGGTAATCCTGCGGTACATGCTTCACAGGATGCAGACCTTTTAGGTGGTATCGGCGGACAGGAAACAGGAATCCTTGACATCAATGACAAGTTTGCGGCAACGATTGCAGATGCGAACACGGTTGAAATCTCTTCCGGTGTCTGCATCACAAAGGAAGGACGAAGAATCCAAATTGATGTAGGAGATGTGGAAGAGGTTGTAGTTCCGACCGGTTCACAGGGTACTACAAAATATTACATCATCGGATTTCATCTTTACACGGATGGAAGCGGAAATCAGTTGGCAGAGACATTCATTGATGAAGTTGCATCGCCATCCGCAACGATTACCGAGAAGATGTTCAAGGACGGAGAGACCGAAGTATATGTTTCTTTGTACCGAATCACGCGAAACGGATTGAATCTTGAAGGGCTTACTTTAATCCTTCCGGAAATCGGTTCTTTGGCAGGCGGTGGCATCATCGGTAA